TTGAGACTCATCAGGACTTTTCCGGTGTCCGTGAGACGGTAGTAGAATCCAAGGAAGAGGAATTTCTCTGTGACCTTGATGATTTTTGTTTTGCCCCGGTTAAATTCAAGCCCGATCTCTCCGAGCATCTCGCCGATCTGATTGATACAGTGCTCCAGATACGCCCGATCCGGGTGTACCAGGATCGCATCATCCATGTAGCGGAGATATGCGTGGATATGCAATCGCTCCTTGATGTAGTGGTCGATCTCGTTGAGCATTGAGATCCCGATGATCTGTACCATCTGAGATCCGGGATTATACCCGGTGTCCCCTGCGTACTGGCTCTCCAGCACGCTTCTGCATCTTTGGTATGATTTCTCGTCCAGTCCTTTGCGGAGTACTTTCTCCGCGACGTCGTGGCGCATCGATGGGTAGTAGGCGTGCACATCACATATCGCTATGTACCCTTTGGTGCCATATATGCGGTAATGCTCCTGCAGAAAATGCTTCACCCTTTTCCTGGCAAAGTCCGTACCTTTATCGTCCTGGCATGCGGCGTTGTCGTAGATCAGGTGTCTCGTCATCTGTGGGTATACCGAATTATCGTTCAGGCTCCGCTGATACACTCGATCTCGAAAAGATATGCTGATGATGTCCCGAGGCTTCGGGGATGTAATCTTAAAGTGCATCGGATCATGCTGCCTGTAGCTCCCGGTCTTCAGCTGTTCTTCGAGCTTTAACGTCTCTCTGATCCCGTTCAGCACATAGTGTGCTGCGGAATCTTTCCAGGTGACGCCCTTTTGGCATTTCTCCATTGAGTCATATAGGGCATCGAATCCGACTACACTTTCGTCCATAAAAAATATCCGCGGCGTACGTAGCGGAGACCGGCGCATGTGCGTCGCCCGCATCGCCGCGGTGGGGTTTTGCCTCTTTCGAGGCATGGCCTTGGCTCCTTGTGTTTGTTGATATGGGACAGCTGCACTGCGTGTGGCCTATTGTCCCATTGTGTAAAAACACAATCCGGGGCGCAGCGGTTCGCGTCCCACGCGTAGTTGTTGTTCACGTAGCCGCCCGCGTTCACGTACCAGGTGTTGTTCGCGTTGCCGCGATGGGCCGACCGCAGCCGCACGTTCTGCGCACTTGATAGCCGTCAGCCATATAGAATCGGTACTACGATGATGAGTACCGCTTTCTATCTGCATCTTTCCAGGCGATCAGGAGGTTCTCCACGTCGATCGTCTTCCTGCCCCAAAATTTCACCCGCTTTCCGCTCAGGTGGAAAACTGACTTCGCGATCATGATGAGTGGCAGAAGATCTTCACAGGAGGATATGGCCTGTTCCTGCAGCTCTCTTCGCTTTTCTGCTCTTTCCTTACTGCCATCCACCCTGATGCGATTGGCATGCCATGCGGAGATGAAGATATCCTTTGCGGTGCTGATGATGTCGTTCGTGATCGCAGTGTTATATGCGGGATCGAAAACTTTGGGATTTTTGGTGATCCGGATTGTATAAACGGCAAGCTCCCGTGCATCCATGAGCACTTTGAGCTTGCCCTCTCGTCTGTCGCCTTTAGGTACTGACATGTGTCCTCCTCATCCCCGGCAAGGCGTTGCCGGGGATTGCACGATTAGCAGATGACACAAGCCGGGGCGCAGCGGTTCGCGACCCACGCGTACATGTCGTTCACGTAGCCGCCCGCGTACACGCACCAGGTGTGGGTCGCGCTGCCGCGACGGGCCGACCGCAGCCGCACGTACTGCGCACTTGCGTGGTTCTCCAGTGCGAAGGTTTTGTAGGCTTCGTGCTTATTGCCGTCGTACCATCCGGACGGGGAGGTCAAACCGAGCGCCTCTTTCCAGTACGGCCAATAGGCTCCCTCGCCGTCGATCTGCTTGGTGGCGTAGATCTGCTCGAGCACCGGCAGGAAAAATGTGTCGTAGGTGACATCCGCGGATCCGTCGTACGCCGTGGTGTTTTTGTACGTCGTGACCTTGACCTTCCCCAAAACCGCGAGGAAATCATCCGAGAAGCCGGACATAAATCCGGGCTTTGTTGCCAGCTGATCCGGCGGGACGTCGTACTCATCTCTTGGCGTCCACCATGCTCCGGCCGCCGCTTTGGAGTTGAGCCACTGCTCCATCGCGGAGTTCTGCCAGCGGTTGTTGCCGTAGGCGACGCGCTGGATGTTGTTGAGCGGATAGGTGGCTGTCGTGTCCGGCGCCTTATCGTAGGGGATCACACCCAGAGACGTGCCGTCAGATCCTTCCGTGGGTGTCACGGTTTCAATAGCTGTGGTGCTGGTGTTGGATGCATAAGTGCTGATCCTCCAGCTTGCGGGTGCCTTATCCGGTGCCTGGATCATGCCGCGGATCTGGCCGCCGGCGGGTACCGCCTTGGTCAGCGTGAACCGATATGTGATGCCCGTCTTCACGTACGTGCCCCAGCCGGACTTGAAAGAGAAATTGTAGGTGCCTGCGGGGAGCTCTGTGGTGGCCACGTACAGTGCCTCTGCCTGTCCGAACTGTACGCCATAGAGTGTTGCGTAGTGGGACTGCAGCCAGATGCCCGGTCGTGTCTCCCCGTCTTCCAGCTCGACATCGGCAAAGTCTACGATGTCAAAAGGCATGTCGTAGGAAGTAGGAGAAGAGCTGGACTTGTCCACCCAGGGGACCACAATCTGGTCTCCAATGGAGAGGATTTTGTCTGCCTCTCCGGTTCGCGCGAGGCGCTGGAGCTGTTTAGAATCCGAGTACATCGCGCTGATATTTGACCCTGCCATTACTTTCAAGATGGCGTTCTGTGCCGCAAGCTGATCCACGATCAGCTGCTGCTTGCCGCTCATGGTCTGCGCTGTTTCATCCAAAAATACAGGCTTTTTAATAGTTGCTGCCATAATACTCCTTTCTGCCTTTACTGCTCGTACACTGTCATGAGTTTGCCGTCCTCTACGGTAAATCCAAGGCTGTTAATAATGTCCTGCGCCACATTGGCCGATGCTTCCGCTGCTGCCGTCTCGCTCGCCTTGGCATTGGCTTCTGATGTGGCCGCCGCGCTTGCAGACCCTGCCGCTGCCGTCTCGCTCGCCTTGGCATTGGCTTCTGATGCGGCCGCCGCTGCCGCACTCTTTCCTGCCGCTGTTTCTGATGCCGCTGCGTTTGTCTCTGAGGTCTTAGCAGTGGTCTCACTTGCATTAGCGCTTACCTTAGATACAAGTGCAGCTTCGGCAGACTCTGCTGCCGCACTGGCCGATGCTGACGCATCAGTCTCCGAGGCTTTGGCATTTGCTTCAGATGCCGCGGCAGCTGTCTTGTCGAGTGCCACTTGCTCCGCATTGGCCTTTACCTCATCAGCACGTGAAGAGAAGTTTCCAAGAAGGGCTGCCCACTCCTCATATGTGCCGCTGTAGCCACCCTCGACGGCAGCAGCGTAGGAAGTCACTGCTCCAAGTCGTTTGGTTTCAGCCATCTATTGTTACCTCCAAATATTTATGATCTGCGATGCTAAAGCCGATCTCGCTCTTTGATGTCCGCGTTTCGTATAGCCATCCATCGCTCCCGATCTCAAGCATCGTAAACTCGCTGTTTGTGATCATCTGTTGTGCCTGCGACGCAGATTTTTCCGCGATATCAGCGGCGGATTTGGCGTCAGAAACATAGCCCGACAGCGTTGACTCCGCCTTGGATGCAGCATCATTGGCAGCGGTATGTGCCGCAGATGCTGCTCTATCCGCTTGTGCCGTAGTATCCGCGAGATATTGTTTAAAATCATCGATCAGCTGCTGGTACAGGCTCTCTGTGAGCTCAGTCTCCGTCGCATCCGAGACGTAGCCATTGCGGACCATCGTAAATTGGAGCGCATGCGTCGTGCCGATGACCACATCCTTAACGCCATAGAGCATGATACTGAACCGGCCCGGCCGAATGGCTTCTGGAACATAAGCGGAATTGCCAGAATCAAGATAAACGTTGATCGGCTTGTCAAGTGAATTTTGGTTAAACTGGCAAAATGTTTTGAGGCCATACCACTCATTTGATAGACTAAAATTGAGTCTGATAAACTCTTGCGAATACGGTGCGAGGCTCGGACGCATACCGTCACGAATTTCCATGTCCTGTCCATGCACCCGGATATTGATTTCCATGCTGTCACCTCCTTCTTTATATGATTTCTTTCCACATAATTCCGGGGAGCTCCATAAATGGCGGAAGTCTGGCGCCGATGCTTGAACCACAGCTCATATTTTTGTCCTCCTTATGCTGTCCGCTTCCACATATAGACTGCCAGATACGGCGGCATGTTATTGTGGGCCTGCCCTTTACCGGTTGTGCCTGTGGACGCCCAGTCGGTCTGCTTGGTGCCGATGTTGTTGCTTGTGCCCGTGCCGCTTGCCATGTCGATGCTTGCGTGTACGTCCGCGTCTTTCACGCCCCAGTAAAAGCCGTGGGATCTCGCATCATCTGAGAGATAATGCTTGTGGGCGGGCATCTCAGCTGTCGTCAGTGTGTGCGTCGCTTCGCCACCTGTGGAGCCTGCGGAGTAAGTCGAGTCTGCGCCGATCAAAAAGCGGCCTTACTTACGGTGATAAAAAGTGTGACCACGGCTCCAACCGTGATGATGAGCTGGAGCCACGTCGATATTGAGTCGATTGCCTGCTGTACTCCCGGATTCATGTGTCCTCCTTATTTGAGATCTACAACAATGCGGAGAGCGCCCTTGCTTACTGTGATCCCGTCCTCGGTGTATGACGCCGTCATGTAGCATTCGTTTTCCGTCTTGATCGAGCTCGCATGGCCATACACGCAGCTTACGGATCCATCGGACGAGGGAACAGAGAATGTAAGGGAGGCATTTGGAATTGATTTGGTCGTACCATCCAAATATGTCGCGGTCGCCGTGAGTGAGGACGTGTCGATTGCCTCGCCGTATCTAGCCTCAAGATATCCCGGCCAGTTGTCGATTGAGATCCCCGTAACATAGTTTTCGCCAGCTGACGACGTGCCGTTGTAGGCATCAACGAAAGCCTTGAGCGGATCAAGCATACCTTTGGATGTTGGGAGCACTGCTGTCTCGTAGGTCTTCCGGTCGATATACTTAAAGATCTCAGCTCCATTTTTGTAGCTGCTTGACGTGTCGTATGCTTTTCCGTTATCCCAGAGGATGCAAGGGATGCTGTATGTCTTGGACGCGGTTCCGATAAATTTCGCAGCCGTATAAAACGAAATATTTGTAGTCCCGGACAGTGCGTTTCCGGTCTCGCCAAGTACGATCGGATATTTCGTTTCAGTAGTCCATTTATTAAAGACCTTAGATGTAGCAGCTTGTGTAGTCCATCCATTACTATAAACATGTATCTGAATCATAATACGATCAGTTGCAGAATCTGTAATTGTCATATGAGTGACCCAATCTGATGGTTGTGTATCACTGACAGTTGCAATAGCTCCGAGTGGTTGAACCTGCAGCACGCGCTTCGCATTATTTCCTCCAGTAGCTCTCACAGCAGAAATGAATGCGTTGTTAAGTTTATCAACAACTGCCTGCATCTGCTCAAGCGTGTATCCGCCGTTGAAGCTCTCGTACCAGCTCCGGGACGCTGACCATGTGTTGGGCCATGACGCGGTACGTGTCTTGTTATGCGCGGAGTTGCGATGCGACGCAAGAATTTCGTTCGTGCATCCCTCGAACATAAGGTGGCCGTCGTAGTCCTTAAAAGCCGTCGCAATCAGTGTCCAGATCGTCTTTGCCGCGGCAGCCTGCTTGTCTGGGTCCGGGTTGTCGTTGGCGTTGAAGATCATAAACGGTGCCAGGCTGTTGCTTGCAAAGTCATTGTGATGGACGACCTTGCTGTCACTCCACCCAGAAAAGTAATCCCACGCGTCGCCGTGATCATTGAGTACAATATGGAGCCCCGCCTTGTAAGCATAGTTGACGACCGTCTTTACGCGGTCGAGGAACGGCTTACTGATCGAGTAGGTGCCGTCAGACGCCTTAATTACGTGTCGTCCCCACGCAACTGGAATACGGACGGTCCTGATCCCGTGATTATACAGTGCCGTAAAGAGCCCCTGTGTACCAACCGGCTTGCCGAACGCGACTTCTCCGGCAAGGCCCTCGTTCGTAGAAGTTGTGTTCCCGGACTGGCCAAAGCATCGAACGTCGGGCTCCGTGACACCTGCGGATGACTCGAGCTGGTCGCCATAGTTCCAGCCAGGACCCATCTTCGTTTTCATTTCGGTTGCCGTTGGGAAGTAAGTGCTATCCTGCGTCGGAGTATCAACGCTCGTGCTTGGTACATCAACCACGGCCGGGATGGCAACCGTAACTGTACAGGTGGCCGTGAAATTTCCATCTGCGGTTTTAACCTGTATATTCGCCGTTCCGTTCGATACCGCATCGATAATCCCGTTTGTCACGGTTGCTACAGATGGATTGTTCGAATACCATGCAACCGCCTTGTTTGTGGCGTTTCCAGGCGATACAATGGCTGACAAACTGAACGTGCTGTGAGCACTCGTAAGAGTAACCTGCTCCGGACTGAGCGTAACGCCGGTTACGGGTACTGATTTTGTTCCAGACATTGCATCCACCACAGCCGCCACGATAGCTGCCTTGTCCTCGTCAGTGAGCACATACGCATTACCATCATTGACAGTTGCCGACGTTGTCCCGTTTACATCCGTGATCGTGATCGTTGCACCGGTTGCCGTCCGCGTCACTTTTGCGATCGGTGAGTAGCCGTCCGCAAGCCCAGTCGCAAGTTCTTTGAGCATCTCTTTGAGCATCTTCGTGAGACTGCTTCGCACCTCTTCCGCATCGCCGTCGATCGTGTCCTTCGTGTGGGCGGGAGCTTCGACCACAAGCTCAAAGTTCTCTGTGTGGTATGTGTTCTGCCCGTCCGTGATCTCCAGCTCCGCCTGCACGATTCCCGGATCGTCCGTCATCGCGCTCGTAAGGGCTGCGGATGCCACATTTCCCGATACTGTGCATGTCACGCTGAAGCCCATGCCGCCTTGCTTCGTGCCTTCCAGCACAGCACTCATGCCAGTCAACGGGAAGGCGTCGTCGCCCTGGTATACGGCCATTTTGAGCACAGGCCCGACATCGCCGTAGTTGGCCTGCACCCGTTTCCGGATTCCCCTTGGGGTCAGGTTTAAACTGATTGTTTCAAGTTCCATATTCTGCTCCTTAGTAAGCCATCAGGAAACTTCCGAGTGTCGCTTTCCGTGTCCGTGAAGCCTCCGAAGTTACGATTTTCAGCACCCGCGCCGTGGCGTAGGTATCTGTGAGCTTGTCGGAGATCCGGAGTGTGTCCCCGATCTGTACATCATCATCGAGATGTGTCAGTTCAAGCTCGTAGTTGACTTCCGGGTTCCGCACTTTTTTCAGATGGCTGATAGCCCGGTTAAGCAGCTCCGTCTGGCTTGTCGTGTCATAGCTCCACAGCTTGACGATGTGCCCGACGTCAGATCCGGACTCATCTCTGCTGATGTATCGCGACCACTCAGAGAGCGCTGTCCGTGACTTGAGCATCGTGCCGTCCACGTAGATGTCCTTGTCGTCATACGTCAGCCCGCTCAGCGTGATCGGGGAGCTTGTGCTCCCGTCTGAGCTGTCTGGCGTGCCGCCGCTTACGATCAGGGCCGTAGCCAGGTCCTCAATCGACATCTTGATTGTGAGATTGTCAAAGTCTCGCCCTCCGACGATGGTCTTTCCGATGTTCCGGCCGCGCTGCTTACGGACATTGATATATTTGTGAGCCACATCAAGCCCTCGGATGTCGAACGAGTAGTAGATCTCGTCCCCAAACTTAGTCGCCACGGACTGCAGGCGCTTTGCCGCCGTGTCTGAGCCGTCCCATGTCAGTGTACGCGTCGAGGATGGGTCCTCATTGATTCCACGCTCGAATCCGGTGTCATAGATATATTTGTCGATATACCAGGCAATTGGGTGTGCCTCTGTCGCCGCGAACGCCGGTGCCTCCTCATTGAGCAGGTCAAGGCCGGCTGACTCGCAGTATACTTCGATATACCGTTCGCTCGAATTGTTTTCCGTCGTCGTGATTGTGTAGAAGCCCTGAGTCGTCCCGCTCCGAAGCACGTAGTGCCCGACCTGCGCCATGGGGATTACCGAAACAGCATTGTCTGACGTATAGTGCAGGTCAAACTGTAATGTCTCGGATGCCGTCTCCACATCCTCAGTCAGCTCGTCATCGCTGATCAGTAGGCCCTTCGTGCCTCCTGTTGAGGCCATCCCGAGGATGTTCATTTCGCGGTCCGCAAAGTAAAGGATCATCGGTACACCTCCCGGTAGCGGATTTTATAGGTCGGGGTAATATCCGTCCATGAGCTGCAGGCGCACGAGATCGTGTTGCGTCCCGGCTCGATCCTAAAGTCGTCCCAGTCGTTACGGATGTTCCCGACGCCCGGGTTGCTGATGCCGTTGACTTTGATCTCACCGGTACTTGCGTCCACCTCGAGTGATGATCTGCTTTGGAAACCATTTGTGGACGTCCCGGGGTCCCACCGGAAGCCGCATGCCCGCACGTCCATATAGGTTGGCAGCGCAAATTTGGCAAGGCCGAAGAAATAATACCCGACCGAGTACGCCGCAAGATCCGACGCCACCCGGTAATGCCGCACAAGCCCGCCGATTTCGTAAGAAAACACGTCGCCGCTCCGCGTGACGGAAATCTGGCCGGACGCCCAGCCGAGCTGTGTGTTGATCGCCTCAGAGTCCGGGACGTGCAGCGTGAAGGTCTCGAGCTTGTTCCCGGCCGCGTAGAGGGACACATCTACCCTGTCGGCTACATTGTTCTTCAGAAAAACGATTGCCGCGACGTTCTGGCCGCTCTGAGACGTGACCAGGCATTCGAGGCCGCC